TGGGAGCTAAAGCAGTTGTGACATTAGCAGCAAAACTAATGCTCGCACTGCTACCACCACAAACAACCTTCTTTAAACTACAAGTAAGAGACGACAAATTAGGTGAAGAGTTACCTGCAGAGATCAGAAGTGAATTAGACCTTTCTTTCTCTAAGATGGAAAGGATTATTATGGATTACATTGCTGCCTCTAGTGACAGAGTTGTAGTTCATCAAGCCTTAAAACATTTGATCGTAGGTGGTAACGCCTTAATCTTTATGGGTAAGGATGGTCTAAAGAACTATCCACTTAATCGTTTTGTCGTTAATAGAGATGGTAATGGTAACGTCTTAGAGATCGTTACTAAAGAATTAATCAGTAGAAAGATTTTAGGTATTGATTTACCTGAACCTGATCCAACCACTGTTTCAGATGAGGCAGTAGGTAATGATGATGTAGAAGTCTATACCTATGTACGACTAGAGAATGGTCGATGGGTATGGCATCAAGAATGTTTAGATAAGATTCTTCCTGACAGTAGAAGTACAGCTCCTAAGAATGCCTCACCTTGGTTAGTTCTTAGATTCAATACTGTTGATGGAGAAGACTATGGACGTTCTAGAGTAGAAGAATTCCTTGGAGACCTAAGAAGTCTTGAGGCATTATCACAAGCTTTAGTCGAAGGCAGCGCCGCTGCAGCTAAAGTTGTATTCCTTGTGTCTCCTAGTTCAACAACTAAACCTAGTACTTTAGCTAGTGCAGGTAATGGTGCGATTATTCAAGGTAGACCAGAGGATGTACAAGTTGTACAAGTAGGCAAGACTGCTGACTTCAGGACAGCAGCGGAAATGGCTAACCAAATTGAACGTAGACTTTCAGAAGCTTTCCTTATATTAAATGTAAGACAATCAGAAAGAACTACAGCAGAAGAAGTACGTCTTACTCAACTAGAACTAGAGCAACAGCTTGGAGGACTATTCAGTTTACTTACAGTTGAACTATTAGTTCCTTATCTCAATAGAACATTATTAGTACTACAACGTAATGGTCAGCTACCTAAGATACCTAAAGATATGGTATCTCCTCAGATAGTTGCAGGTGTTAACGCACTAGGTAGAGGACAAGACAGAGAAAGTCTCACTGCATTCGTTACTACTATCGCTCAGACATTAGGACCAGAGGCTTTGATGAGATTCATCGATCCTTCTGAAGCTATTAAACGATTAGCTGCAGCTCAAGGTATAGATGTATTGAATCTAGTTAAGACTCCTGAACAGATGAAACAGGATAAAGAATTAAGACAAGCTGATGCAATGAATCAATCCTTAGTAGATCAAGCTGGTCAGTTAGCTAGCGCACCTGCTATGGATCCTAGTAAGAACCCTGACTTCCAACCTAATAATCAAGCAACACCCGAACCACCACCCGAAGAATAAATGGCTGAAACACTATCGTATGACAACACACCTGAGACTGAAGTACTTACACCTGAAGAGCAAGAATCTTTAGAAGTAGGTGAACAGTTACAAGGTGAGCAAGATGCATTACTTGCTGGAAAATATAAGAATGCAGAAGAATTAGAAAAAGCTTATGTCGAACTGCAAAAGAAACTTGGCTCTTCGGAGGAGGGAACTGAAGAAGGAACTACTGAGACCGAAGAAGGAGAAGTAGAAGAACAAGACGAAGTTGAAGCTTCACCTGCTGTCTCATTGATTACAGATGCTTCGACTGAATTCTCTGAGAAAGGAGAAATCACACCAGAGACTATGGCTAAGTTCTCTGAGATGAGTAGTGGTGATCTTGTTAAAGCCTATATGGAGATGCAATCTGATAACCCACAGACACAAATTGCTTCTGATTTATCCGATGCTGAGGTTAATACTATTAAGAACTCAGTAGGAGGAGAGAAGCAATATGAGTCTTTAGTTAATTGGGCATCTGACACTTTAGATAAAGATACAGTAGAAGCTTTTGATTCCTTAGTTAATTCAGGGAATGCAAAGGCTATTCAATTAGCAGTACAAGGAATGAAAGCTCAATACGAAAATGAGAATGGCTACGAAGGACGGATGCTTACAGGTAAACAACCTAAGTCATCGGGAGATGTATTCCGTAGTCAACAGGAACTAGTAGCTGCTATGTCTGACCCTAGATATGACGCTGATCCTGCTTATCGACAGGATGTTATAGCCAAACTCGATAGATCCGATATTGATTTCTAACTATGGCAAACACACCAAAGAGAAACATAACTCAGACTGAACGTGATGCACAACAGCTTCAGAGTTATAGAGAAAGAGAAAGGAGAAGAATATTAGAAGAACAACTAAAGAAATTGAGACCAAAAAAATAGTTAGGTAGCGCCGACCTGAAATTTCATCCTCGGCCATTAACCTAATTATTTATTTTAATGACTACTACAACCGAACAAGGTGGACGCAACAACAGATACCCTAACGAACCACAAGTCGAAGTGATTGATCAGAAGTATTTCGAGAACGCGGAACGTGTTAACGGATGGTCAGCGATGATTGGATTCGTGGCAGCTATTGGAGCCTACTTGTTCACAGGACAAATTATCCCAGGCATTTTTTAAATGACAACAGCCACATTAGACCGTTCTAATTGGAACCAATTTTGTGACTGGGTAACGAGCACTAACAACCGCCTCTACGTGGGGTGGTTCGGGGTGCTTATGATCCCCGCACTATTAACAGCAGCAACTGCTTTTATTATCGCCTTTATCGGCGCACCTCCCGTAGACATAGACGGGATTAGAGAACCTGTAGCAGGTTCATTATTATATGGAAACAACATTATATCTGGAGCGATTGTCCCAAGCAGTAATGCTATTGGCCTCCATTTCTATCCTATATGGGAGGCTGCAACGCTTGATGAATGGCTCTACAACGGAGGACCATATCAACTTATCGTCTTCCACTTCCTCATTGGCATCTGCGCTTATATGGGACGCCAATGGGAACTTAGTTATCGATTGGGAATGAGACCATGGATCTGCGTTGCTTATTCAGCGCCTGTCGCAGCATCCTTTGCAGTCTTCTTAGTGTATCCATTCGGTCAGGGTTCATTCTCTGATGGAATGCCACTAGGTATATCAGGAACATTCAACTTTATGTTTGTGTTCCAGGCTGAGCATAATATCCTCATGCATCCTTTCCATATGTTGGGTGTAGCAGCGGTGTTTGGTGGCTCTTTGTTCAGTGCTATGCACGGCTCATTGGTTACCAGTTCAATTATAAAAGAAACAACCGAAATAGAGTCTCCTAATTATGGATACAAATTCGGTCAAGAGGAGGAGACGTATAACATTGTTGCGGCTCATGGTTACTTTGGAAGACTCATATTCCAATATGCTTCTTTCAATAATAGTCGTAGTTTACATTTCTTCTTGGCTGTTTTCCCCGTCATTGGCATATGGCTTACCTCTATGGGAGTCGCCACTATGGCTTTTAATCTCAACGGCTTTAACTTTAATCAATCCATCCTCGACTCTACAGGAAGAGTTGTCCCTACCTGGGCTGACATCCTGAACCGAGCCGATCTAGGTATGGAAGTTATGCATGAAAGAAACGCACATAATTTTCCACTTGATCTAGCAGCACAGCCGACTCGAACTATCGCCCTCGGCTAAAGCTTTATACACCGCTTCCGTTCATCCTTTTAGGACGCATGAAACCTAAGCATGGAACGGGGCTTAGGTATTTGAGATTTACTATGACTGTAAAACTTAAGTATCGCGGTGTTACTTACACAAAAACTATTTAAATAATGAAATTAGCACTTGCCGCACTGGCTCTAACAGCACTAGCGACACCTGCATCAGCTGGTGTTTATGTAAACGTCGAGGCCAATTCCTCGCTAACCGGAAACGACTATACCAGCACAACTACCGACGTCCACGTTGGATATGAAGGTGGAACAGATACAGCATCATTCTATGTACAAGGTGGTCCAGCCATCGTTGCAGTAGATGGAGCTGATGAAGGTGACACCAGATTCTCTGGGAAAGTTGGTGGCTCTTTTGCAGCTACTTCTAAAGTAGATGTATATGGAGAACTCGCATTACTGACTGCTGACTCTGATACCGATGATGATAATTCATGGGGAACCAAAGTCGGTATTAAGTACAGCTTCTGATGAAACGTGGCTAGGGGTCAGAGTACCTCTAGCCGCTACAACCTGTGAAATTACTGAGACTTACTAATGCAATCAGATCAACGACCAGCAAGGCGTTATGAAAAGCCTGTAGAAGAAAAGAAAGAAGAGAAAAAAGAAGAAAAGAAAGAAGAGGAATCTGAGTAATGGCTCAACAAAGTAAGACACCATCCGCTTCGGTAACTTGGCTTAGTCCTGAGAATGAAGAAGTAAAAGATACTCTTCCACATGACTACCAACCTCCAGGTGTAGATGATGAAGAACCTCAATCTTTAGAAGAAGCTCTCTTAGGGGAGTAACAGTAATGGGAGCACCTCAGAGTCGGACTCCCTTTGCATTGGCATTTGGCCGGTACGCCGATACCCTTATGCCGTCTAGACGGTGGGATAGACCACAAAAAAACGCGCAAAAAATTTCAGCTGAGAACGTATATATAAAAACTAAGCATTACAAATGGCACAGCAAACGAACGTAGCCAATTCCAATCCTACCTTTATAGGTCGTGTTGGTGATACTGGCTCGTATAACGCAAGTAATAACAGAGATCTTTATTTGAAGATCTTTTCTGGAGAGCTATTCAAAGGCTTCCAGCACAATACGATTGCTCGTGACCTAGTTATGAAGCGTACCTTGAAGAATGGTAAGAGTCTTCAGTTCATCTACACAGGTAGAACGAAGGCCGAATATCATATTCCAGGACAAAGCATATTAGGTAACGACGAGAACGCACCACCAGTAGCAGAGAAGACCATCACAGTTGATGATCTATTAATCAGTTCAGCATTCGTGTATGAACTAGACGAGACTCTTGCTCACTACGAACTGCGTGGAGAGATTAGCCGCAAGATCGGCTACGCCCTCGCAGAAACATATGACCGTAAGATCTTCCGTGCTATCACACGTGGAGCTAGAGCGGCTAGCCCAATCACTAAGTCAGGCTATGCAGAACCAGGCGGAACTCAAATCCGTGTAGGTACCACTGCACAAGCTAACAACGCTTATGATTCAGCTAAGCTAATCGATGCTTTCTATGACGCTGCAGCTGCTCTTGATGAGAAAGGTGTAAGCAGTGATGGACGTGTAGCTGTATTGAACCCACGTCAGTACTACACCCTTATCCAAAACGTTGGAACTAATGGGCTAGTTAACCGTGACGTTCAAGGCTCTGCACTACAAGGTGGTCAAGGCATCATTGAAATCGCTGGTATCAAGATCTACAAGTCGATGAACATTCCGTTCTTCGGTAAGTTTGGTACTGAGTTCAGCGGTACAGCTGGTGCAGAAAGTACTGGCGAAACCTCACCTACAAACATGGGTGATTTCGTTGGACCTGCTATAGCTGATGACGCAGCTGTTACTGGAACTAACTATGGTTCACGTAATAACTACGGTGCAGCTAACAAGTTTGCTCACTCCTGTGGTTTGATCTTCCAGAAGGAAGGCGCTGCATGTGTTGAAGCAATCGGACCACAAGTACAAGTAACATCAGGCGACGTATCAGTTGTCTATCAAGGTGATGTAATCCTAGGTCGCTTGGCTATGGGTGCAGACTACTTGAACCCTGCTGCTTGTGTAGAACTTATCGCTGGTGCAGCTGCTGCTACATCTGGTGAGAACACTAACGGCTGGTAAATATTTTTTCCTCACACAAATGGGAGTCTTTATGGCTCCCTTTTTTTCTTCATATAACTTATGTCAAGTACTCCCTCAACAACAGAACTCGATACCGAACTATCCGCAGTAAATTCCATATTGGGGAGCATTGGTCAGTCCCCTATCACCACCCTTGACTTTGATAACCCTGAAATTTACTTTGTTTATAATTTACTTAAGGAATGTAATATAGATATTCAATCAGAAGGTTGGTCTTTTAATGTTGAGAAGCATGTAAAGCGAACACCTGATACTAATAAACATATAACTATAGCTGATGATATCTTACAGATG